AAAAAGGAAGAAGCATTTAACTGGCTTCGTGAAAATGGCCTGGGTGATCTTATTAAAAATGAGGTTACTGTTTCCTTTGGTCGTAACGAAGATAACAAGGCGGCAGAATATGCTGTCCTTGCACAAGGTCAAGGATTTCAACCTACCCAGAAATTAAAGGTTGAACCTATGACACTTAAGGCATTAGTCAGGGAGCGTCTCGAAGCTGGGAAAGAGATGCCCTCTGATTTATTTAATGTGTTCGCAGGAAACAGAACCAAAATAACTCGTGCATAAAGGAGAAAAAAATATGTCACAAGAACAAATAACCAAGAAGCAAGAACCAAAGACCAATACTGCAGTAGCTGAAAAAGTTAATGCAGGTGCATTATCTGTCAATATATTTGAAGCTGATGCAAACCAGGGAGTGGAAAATCTAACTCATGAAGATTTAGCATTACCATTCCTGAAGATACTCGGACAATTATCTCCAGAAGTTAATAAAAGAGATGGTAAATATGTTCAAGGTGCAGAACCTGGAATGATTTATAACTCTGTTACTGGTGAATTGTTCGACGGTGAAAAAGGAATTGAAGTCATTCCTTGTCATTACAAATTAGAATATATTGAATGGCAAGATAGAGGCGAAGGTTCCGGAGCACCCGTTGCTATCCACCCATCTTCTAGTGATATCATGACTAAAACTACAAGAGGTACTGACTATAAAGATAGATTACCAAATGGTAATTATATTGAAAAAACAGCTAGTCATTTTGTAGTAGTTAATAGTAAAACACCTTCAACTGCTTTAATTGCCATGAAGTCAACACAATTAAAGATTAGTAGAAAGTGGAATAGTATGATGGCTAGTATCAAGATGAAAGGGAAGAACGGAATGTTTACTCCAGCTTTCTTTAGTCATACATATAAGTTGAGAACTACTCAACAATCAAATGATAAAGGTACATGGTTTGGTTGGGAAGTTAGTAAGATTGGTCCAGTGCAGGATGCTGCATTGTATCAACAAGCTAAGTCTTTTGCTGATAGTGTATCTAAAGGTGATGTTAAAGTTAAGCATGGCGAATCAAATGGTTCGGCACAAGCTGAAGCTACAAACTTTTAGTTCATTTAATGTGTGGGCGAGCAATCGCCCACATAAACTAGAGACAGTTAATGAATAAAGAAAAAAGATTTATAGAAGCATTTAAAGGATTAGAAAGAGCGTTTGGTAAAGCAGACTTAACCAAATTATCTATTGATCCAAGTACAGGTAAAGCAAAACCAGTTTATGGTTGGTCACATCATCCAATTAAGGAACAAGACTATTTAGATCATTTAAATGGTAGACAATCTATTGGTATTCAACCATGTGATGATAATGGTATGGCACAATTTGGTGCTATTGATATTGATGATAAACAACACAGTTATTCTAATTTTCCATATAAAAAATATTTAGATATTATTGCAGAACATAAATTACCATTAGTTCCAGTTAAATCTAAATCGGGTGGTTTACATTTATATTTATTTGTTAAAGAAAAAATAAGAGCAGTTGCTATAAGAAATTTTTTAGAAGGGTTATTACTTACATTAAAACTTCCAAACAATATTGAAATCTATCCTAAACAAACTGAGTTAGGTAAAGATGCAGAAGGTAAGTGGAACATGGGTCAGTATATCAATTTACCTTATTACAAAAAAACAGAAAGAGTTGGATTTAATTTAGATGGTACAACATTTACATTTGATCAATTTGTAGATGTTATTGATGCTAATACATATAGCGCAGATGAATTAGAAGAATTTACATTAGAACATACTAGGTCTTTATTAAATGGCGGTGGAGAAGAATTTAATGATGGTCCACCGTGTTTACAAATATTAACCAAAGAACCATTAACAGATGGTAGAGATAGGTTTTTATATAACTACATGGTTATGGCTAAAAAGAAATACCCAGATAACTGGGAAGATATGGTTATTGCAGCACCAGGTAAATATTTTAAAAAAGATGCAAATGGTGTTTTAGATTGGTCAGAAGATAAAACTAAAAAGAAATTAAAATCTTGGGTTAGAGAAACCAAAGGTCATACTTGTAATGAAGATCCAATACAACCTGTGTGTATGAAAGCAGAGTGTCGTAAAAGAGCTTTTGGTTATTTATCAGATAAGAAAAAAGTTTTTCCAGCACTATCAGGATTACAAAAAATAACTTATCCTGAACCACAATATACATTTAATGTAACGTTAGCTGATGGACAAACTACAAAAGAAGTTAGAGCAAAAAATATAAAACAAATTATTGAGTTAGATAATATTAGAGCCATCATAGGTGCGGCAGCAGATAAAGTTCCACCAAAAATAAAACAGAATGAATTTCAAGATATACTCGATAATTTATTTCCACCTAAATTAACAACACCTCCACCAAAAGGCACAACTCCAGATGAATTATTAGAAGAATATTTATTAACTTATTTAAATGGACCTAAAGCACAGACTCATGCATCATTTAAAACAGGTGCAGTATTAATTGAAGATAGTCATGCATACTTTGTATATGCAAGTTTTTTTAATACTTTAAAAAATAAAGAATGGAAAGAAAACAGAATGGTGACTGGAGAAATGATGAAAAAATTATTTGAAGCAGATTTTAATAATCAAAAAAGATTTCCAGGTAAAGATAATAATGATGAATATTTTAAACCCATAAATGTTGTTAAGATATCTTTAGATAAGTTTCCAGAATTATTATCTGATGGAGAGAAACCACAAGAAAGAGTAATTAATAATACTAGAGGAGAAAATTTTTAATGATTAAAAAGATTTTTGGTCCTCCAGGTACAGGTAAAACAACTACCTTATTAAATTATGTAGATGAATATATTAAAAAAGGTACACCATTAAATAAAATTGGTTATTTTGCATTTACCAGAAAAGCAGCTAATGAAGCTAAAGAAAGAATGTTAGAAAAGAATCCTGACTTAGATAAAAAAGATTTACCATATTTTCAAACCTTACATTCATTCGCGTTTCATACCTTAGGTATGAGTGAAGAAAATGTTATGCAACCAGTACACTATGAACAAATTGGTAAAGAATTAAATTTAAGAGTTACAGATTCAGGTGATGAGTCTGGTTATTTAAATTTTAATAGTGAGTATTTTAAACTTATTAATAAAGCTAGAGTAAAAAATATTTCTCCAGAAGAAGAATTTAATACAAATGAATATAGTGATGACTTAGACTATGAAACATTAGGTCATGTTTATTTAAATTATAATCATTTCAAAGGTGATAATCTGTATGACTTCAATGATATGATTACAAAATTTGTAGATGAAAAAGAAAAATGTAAAGAGTTTGATGTTATTTTTATAGATGAAGCTCAAGATTTATCTCCAATACAATGGAGAATGTTTGATGTATTAAAAGAAAAATCAAAAGATATTTATTTAGCTGGTGATGATGACCAAGCTATTTTTGCCTGGGCTGGTGCAGATGTTGAAAGATTTTTAAATGAACCTGCAGAAGAAGTAATATTAAATTATTCAAATCGTATACCACCAGCAGTTCAAGAGCTTACAAATATTATCTTAGAAAGAATAACCGTTAGAAAACAAAAAGATTATTTTCCTAAAAAAGGAATACAAGGTTCAGTTCAACATATATACAATATGGATCATATTGATTTAACAAAAGGTAATTGGTTAATTTTAACTAGAACAACTTATAGATCTGATGAAATATCAAAACAATTAAGACAGAATAATTTATATTATAAAAGTAGATTTGGAAAGAGTTATAATACTAGGCTTTATAAGGCTATTTTAAACTTTGGTTATCTTTGTAAAGGTAGTGCTTTATCTTCAGCAGATGCAAAAGAATTATCAGAATATGTTTCTATGCATCCTAATTTTAGAGAAACACAGGCTTTATATAAACTTAAAGACTTTGGATATCAAAAAGATGATCTTTGGTACAATGTATTTACAAAAGCAGACCAGGACGAATGTTATTACATAAGAACTATGTTAGGTAATGGAGAAAAATTAAATCAAGACCCAAGAATAGAAGTATCTACTATTCACGCAGCTAAAGGTGGAGAGTGTGAAAATGTTATTGTTGTTTTAGACAATGCTAAAAAAATAAGAGATTCAGTTGAAAGTAATATTAAAAAAGCAGATGAAGAACATCGAGTTTGGTATGTTGGTATTACTAGAACTAAAAACAGTTTGTACTTATTAAAACCAAAGAAGGAGCGTTATGGCTATTCTTTGTGATTTTAAACCGGTCGGGATAGAGGGAATGTCTCAGTGGAGAGTGGTAGCTTCATGCTCTAACGAGCGACGTTGGTTCGGGGCCTTCAAGTCCCAAATATATTCATCAACCCTGTTAAATCAACAACTACCACATAACTATAAAGGAGTAAACTATGACAGATAAAAATCTATTTGAAAGTGCATTTCCAAGAGACAAACAAGTTGGAGGAAGTCACTATAAAAATTTTAAAATTCAACCTTATACTTTTACAAGGACTAACGACTTGAGTTTCTTTCAAGGAAATGTTATTAAATATGTTTGTCGTTATAAAGATAAGAATGGAATTGAAGATCTTAAAAAAATAATTCATTATTGTGAATTAGAAATTGAACAAATGAAAGTAGAAAATAATGGGAAGAGAAAAAGGTAGACAATGGGATGGTCGTAGTCGACTACCTAGTGATTTATATAAAAAAAACTTTGAAGAAATCTTTGGAAAAAAGAAACCAGAAGA